TTCGGGCCAATAAAAATGCCGTCCCCGATAGTGGTCACATCGCTTGCGTTTGCGGGGTAGTCTTTGAAGGCCATTCAAAATCTCCATGCGCGAACACCCCGGCAAACCAGGGTGAAGCGATCAGAAATTGGAGGGGTTTCCCTTTGATCGGGGCGCGTGCTATGAAGCGCCCATGACCATGGGTGAGCTATTCGTTGTTGTTGCTATCAAAAGCGCGATTGTTGCGGGCTTGAAGGCCTCAGGGGTTATTCCCGATAAGACTGGGCAAGATAGTAGCGGAGAGAATACTAGACCCTACCGGCCTAGCCAGGGCGGCGTTCTTCTGGATGCTAGCCCCGATGCCTCGCATAATGTCTGGACGGTCAAGTAGGGCTTTTGCAGCGGCTTTCTGTGCCGTTTTACTCCCGCCAGCAGATAGCAGGATCGCTGTCAGGATTCCTGCACCAGCGCCATAACCTGCGCCTTTGGTTGCGCCCTCTTTCCCATCCGCAGCTGCGCCACCCATTGCACCCCCAGCACCAAACAAGCCTGTGGTGCCAGCGCCCACAATGGCGCGCTTCGCCGTACCACTGTCCCCCAAACGAGAGGGAAGTACGGAAATCCCGTCAGATGCCAATTGCGCAAACGGGCTATTCCCACTCATTGCGGCAATCCTACTAGACAAGCGCGTTGTAGCATTGGCGTCAGCACGCCCTAACTGTATCGGGGTGAATAGGCGCTGTTCTTGCCCCTGCGCGGCATTTACAGCGTCAGCTAGCGTTGAAAGATTGCGATTTGCCTTGTTGGCAGCAACGAATGCTTGGAACGATCCTGGGTTTTGCGCCTCTAGAGCGCTAGCAAGAGCATCCTGCCCCTGCCGCATTGCAGCCCCAACTTCATACCCGTAATCAAGGTTCTTACGTTCCTTGGCGGTACGAGCAAGGCCACGATACGCTTCTTGAAAATTGCGGCCAGAGATCGCGCCGGTGTTCGGATCAATTGCTCCGGTGATACGGTGCTGAAGCGCCTGCAACGCAGCGTCCTGCGCCCCATTAACAGGAGGGATGGCCTGCGCAGCATTGTACGAACCTGCGACATCCTGCACAAAGCGCGGATCAGTAACGTCGATCCCTGTGCCGCCCAGAGCATTGTCATATGCCGCAGATTTAGCCTGGGCAAGTTGAGCGATACCTTCTTGGCCAGTCCCGGTCGGGATGTAGCCGATAGGCGAGCCTGCTTCGCGGAACGCCGCGTCATTGAATGCCTGCATCCCTTCGCCACGGCGCGCGTCAATAACGTTTCCGACTAGCGGAACACTCGTGAGGGCGTCCTCAATGCCCTTGACTGTTTTTCCGGCAGTGCCGCTCCTGGAAAGGATTTGCCCAATGGTAAGAGGGACGCCCGCTGCCTGGAGGCGCTGAATTGCCGGATCGGTAACGCCCTTAAGAACGCCGCCAGCATAGCGCCCGACACGTTCACCCAAGGCCCCGCCAAGACCGCCAATTCCAGCCCCAAGGATCGCTCCTTTCAGGCCTTCTCCTTCCGGGGCATTGTTGAAGCCCTGCAAAGACCCGTAACCCATGTCTCCAACGCGGGCAGCAAAACGACCGGCACCAAGTTTTGCGGCAACGCCTTCACCACCAAACGCACCAGCCACCCCCCCTACAAGTGAACCCATGCCGGACTCAGTTGGGTGCAATTGGCGCATGGCATCAAGCGCACCTTGCCCCTGTGCGCCAGCAAGAGCGCCGACCGATCCAGCGGTGAAGTCATTGGCCATGTTTGCAAGGAAGGCTCCGAGCGGGGAACCGGCTGTGCGCTCAAGAAATGACATCGGCACTTGTCGATCTGCTGAACCGCCCGAATAGCGATTGTCTGGATGCTTGGCCATCCAGTCGCGAGCGGCGCTATACTGTGCGGGGTTGATGGGCGGATAATCGTTTGCCTGCATAACCGCATTGATCTGGTCGATTGACGCGCCTGCGTTCATCATTGCGTCAATCTTCGCGGAAAGGCGGTCTGAATGCTCTGTGCGAGTGTTCCCACTTGCAATCGTCATCTGCGGGCCAGCATCAGGGCCATTTGGTCCATTCTGCCCTCCAGATGGAGTGCCACCCACTCCACCATGGCCACCGTTTCCGGGATTCGCCATAAATGGATTGTCCTGGGTAATCCCATAGAGATGCTGCACATTTGGATCGTCGGGGTTTTGTCCATCTTGGATGGCACGAAGGCGGCGATAGTGCAGTTCAATTGCACTAAGGCTTTGCTTTACCTTGTCCTGGCTTTGGAATTGGTCAAGCGAAGCAACACTATCCCGGAGCAAAGCTCCTTCCTTCTCGGAAAGAGCGCCCATGCCGCTCGCCCCGGTAGCGGACTGCGCTTTCATTTCCTTCAACTTGTCAACGGTCAGAGAAGAACCGATGGTGCTAAGATCACCGGAGAGATCGCGCGCTTGTGTCCCGCCCCAACCCTGCAAGAACTGCCCCGGAGTGCCAGTTGACCACCCGCTCGTGTTTTTCTTGGCATTGGCGAGAGCAGTCAGGACTTCATCAAGGCCAAGGTTGGCGCGGGCCTGCGTCGATTGCGGGCTAGGCTGGGCGGCAGCATTTGCCTGGGCAGTGGCGGCTTCCGCAGCTGCTTTCGCGGCATCGGCGCGGGCCTTGTCAATCGTCGCCTGCATAGTTGCCTGCGTGACGGTGTTGTCGAGCGCCTTCCCTTGATTGCCAAGGCTCTGCCCCTGCAATTCGCCTTGCTGTTTTGGCAGTGCATAGGGATTAGGAGTCCCCATAGTGACAGGCCCCTGCCCACCCTGCGAGACAAGACGCACCGGGCTGCCCTGCGCGTCCACTTCCCAAATGTTTCCAGCTTCGTCGCGTGCTTGGGGCATCAGCGGAGTCCTACCTTACGGAGATTTTGATTGACGTAGTTGCGAGTTTCGCTCGGGGCGTGGTTGATCCAGTCGGAACCCCAGGCTGAAATTGCCTTGTCCATGTTCCCCGGCCCCCAATTGTAGGCCCCCCACATGCGGGCCAGGTTGCCGCCGTAACGCGATTGCATGGCCTGCCTGTACTGCGATCCGACGCGGTTAAGATCGGCAGAGGTTCCATTCCACGGCGCGATGCCGAAGCCGGGCGAACGGGCAGTGGCGGGCATGACTTGGAACAGGCCCATTGCACCCTTTGGGCTGATAGCGTTCGGATTGCCCGCGCTCTCGCTCTGGACCGTCACTTGGTCCAGTTTGTTGCTAGTAGCGAAAGCCCCCCGTCGCGGGTTGCGACGGACCTCCCACTTCATACCATTTTCCACCAACCTGGTTATAGGTCTTGCCGTTTACCGTCTTGGTTTGCGCCGCCTGTGGGGGTGGCACCCCGCCCCCACCATTGCCCAATGCGGTCGGAAGCCCCGATTGCGGCCCGCTGTAGAACTGTCCGTTCGGCAGGGTCATGTTGACCATCGGATCGTTCCAATGCTGAACGCGCGCGTTGTAAGCCGCCTTGCCGTCCGCGCTGTTCGGATCAATCCCCGCCGCTATCAGTGTTCGCGTAAATTCGTCCGGCTTCTGATACTGTGCCTCAATTTTTTGCTTGGCCGCGTAGTCTGCAAGTTCCGCCTGCCGCTTCAAGCCCCAATTGGCCTGCGCCTGTTCCTGCTCCCGCTTGGCCTGCATGGTGGGCGCGAATACCTGATCGTACCCCGCGTTCTGCAACAGCATGTCGCCGATGGCCCCGGCCAGATACCGTCCCATGCCGCCTTCGCCAAAAAAGCCCGGCTTCTTGGGTTGCCCCATCTGCGTACCGGAAGGATCAAATGCGAAAGGAGGCTTCATAAGCGGCGGTTGATCCCCCGCCACAATGCTTTGCAGCCCCATGCCGAGATTAGGCTTGAAACCTACAGCCATCGTCAAATCCCCTTGAAACCACCGCCAGCCCAACCGGACAGACCAGCCCCGACTAGCCCGCCAAGAATCTGGCCAAGCCCGCCGCTCTGCTTGGTCGTCTGCGTGCCGTAGCCGCTCGATGCCTGCCGAACCGCCCCGTTTGCAGCCTGGACGGAAACCCACGGCAGTTCAGCCGCATTGTTAAGCAGCGATTGAGAACCACCCATAAGGCCCTGTGCGTCTCCGATGGCCTGCTGCTGATAGCCGCGTTCGGTCGAATAATCCTGATAGCGCATCCGGTTTTCAGCATCGGCCAGTTCCTTCGCCAGAATAGCGCCGTGCATCCCGCTTCCGTACCGGCCCGCCGTGCTGAATTGGTCGTTGACCGAATTGGCAACGTCCTGCCGCGTGCTGCCCAAAATGGCGTCAAGGTAGGGGTTGCCCTTGAGAAAGTCCCCGGCAAGGTTCCGGTTTACAAGATTCTGCGCCCCGGCAATTCCGGCCTCTGATCCCGGTGCAAGGCGACCGTAGGTATCGCGCTGCATCCCGGCATACTTCATAAGTTCCGGCTGCTGTGAATTGAACACCGCATCCTGCTGTTGAAGGTTTTTCAGAATGTAAGGCTGCGCTGGTGCCCACGGATCATTCGTTTGCACGGTTTTCTTGCTGCCCATTATGCCCAATCCTTCACGAGATATTCCCCGTCAAAATGCCAGCCAAACGGCTTGAGAACACGTTCCCAGCCCCTGCGCCCATCAATCCTGCCATTGGTCGTTCCCTGCGCTCTGGACGCCGCTATGGCCGTCTCAAGAAAGGGAACAGAACCCTTCAACACGTCCCCACCGGCCAACCACACTTCAAGCGTGGCACCGTCGATCCGCGTCACCATTGCCGCAATTGGCCTGTCCGTTACCGTTACCCATAGCTGGGCGCGGCCCGTCAGAAGATCGGCCAGAACTTCGCTCCAACTGTCGCGGCTGCGCTCTACCGCGCTATCCAGCAACGGCCTGATCTCATCCCAAATCACCCCGAACGGCGGGGCGAGATAGCCGAAATTCAAGGGATATCCTCATTGGTATCGAACAAGCGGCCACCGCTGTTGACCACGCCGCCGCTTGTGGCGATCGTGCCGCCCGAAACCGTTTCAGGCGTCGCCGTCGCAGCCGGGGTGAACGTCCCGCCAATGAAGTCGGGCAGAACGAAATTTGCCGGATCAACCGGTGTTCCCTGGCTAGTCCCGAGATAATCAAACAGTTCGGGAAAGCTGACTTTCGGCACCTCTGATCCGTCACACAACAGATGAAACGGGACCGCCTTTTGCAGCGGAAACAGGCTGATCTTGCCGACCTGGAAAAATCCCCCTGCAATCGATGCGAAGGAATCGGAAACATCGCGTGCCAGAATGCGAATATCGGCAGTTACAGTCGGGATAACCGGATCATACGTCGATTTCGTGCAGATGTAGGCATAAAGCGTGCTCATCGCCGCCCGCCCGCCTCAAGCGTGAAATCCAGCCCCTGAAAATAGGTCCAGGGCTGATCCTCCGCGATGTCAACATAAGCCTTCACGAACCGCCCGCGCGCCCTGACAGGCATCTCCCCGGTTGCAGACACGTAGTTGAAGTCATAGCGCCGTGCGGCGTCCCCAAGCCGCTGCCGGGTATCGAGCCGCAGCGAAACCCCGTCTGTCACGTCTGACATTGGCCGAACCCGGCGAACCCGCGCGTCCCTGCCTTCGATCAGTTCAACCCTGCGCCCGACCAAATGCGCGGCCATGTTATCGCCGTTGAACGTCCCCATTGCGCCATTGACGAACACGTAAAACACAGGGTCGCCCGCCGTGAACCGCACCGCGTCAAAGCTATCCAGGCCGGGATATTCCACTGTGTCGTCGGTGATCCCTACCGCGCTATCGCGCTCCTCAAGGTTGGGCGCGCGGTTGACCCTCGGCGTGATGATCTCCGATGCAACGTCAATGACCGACCACTTGTCCAGCAGCCAGTTATAGAGCCACATCTTGTAACCGGTTGACCAGCAAACCGTGCTGCGCTGGGCGTCCAATGCCGTGCTAATCAGATCATAGTTGACCATGCCGTACATGCTGTCGAACGACTTATCGACGCGCTCATAGCCAATCGACTTGATCTGCGCACCGTCCCACATCTTGAAGCCGGTTTCGCTATACCAAAAGGCCATGTCGCCATATTGGGCGACCGAATGAACCGAGACGCACCCCGCGTTTGTGCTGATCTTGTCGAACCGGAACAGGATATTCCCACCGACATAGGACATGCGCCGAACCGCACTGCGTTGCAGCACAAGCCCGGTATCCCCGCCGATAATCCCGGTGATTTCCCCGCCGTCCGCGAAGTCGTTGTAATCCGATTTGCGCTGGGCGAAGGTCCACCATTCGGCATTGTTTTCGCCGGACCATGCGATCCGGTTCACCTTGCCATTGATCTGCGTCCCGACTAGGAAGTTGTTCACCACCGCCATGGACTGCATCTTGGGGGGCGAGCCGCCAAGGTTGGCCACAGCATCTGTCACAAGGTCAACCTTGATGACGTTGTTGATCTGATTGCTGACAATCGCCAAGTCGCCGAACTGCGAAAAGCGCCAGCGTGAAGTTGTCGAGTAGCCCGAACCGATCTCAACCCAACCAAGGTCAGATTGCCGGTAAAGCTTGGTCGCAGTACCCGCCAGAATGACCACACGGCCCGTTGAAGCGGTCAAGGCGGCTGCCCCCTTGCATGGCGAAGGAAGCGCGCTGGTGTGCGCTACGAACTTACCTACAGGGCGATAGCCATTTGCCCCCGGATAGACGTTGACGGCCTCCGAAATCCCCGGCGTGCCATGTTCAGGCTGATCGGGGAGGAAGTCGCCAAAAGCGTATTTCATGTGCGGGCCAGTCTCGGAACAATCGGGGCCATGCCCCACCGCCGCTTGTCACCATCGCTGTTCAGGTCTGAAATCGCTTCCTCATAGGCCGCTTTCCAGACTGATAGCCGGTCATCCTCCGCAAGAAACGCCTCTGCCTGTAGCAAAGTCCCGTAGAGGTAAACGTCCGGGGCATCGGTCAACAGCCAGTTGATCGGCGCGGACGGAGAAAGCGGCGTAACGGTCCTGCGGTACACCAGCGTCAAGGATGAATCTACAGCCGGATAGAGCCGCACTGTGTCCCCAATGATCGTGTAGAGCCGTGGATTTCCAGTTTCGCCCGAGTTGACCATTGCAGCATATTGCGCGGCGCTGATCTCCTTCAAGGGCGTCACATATCCCGCCGAAATCGAAACCATTGTCCCGAAGTCAGCAGGCAATGTTCCCGAACCCGCCGTAACCGCAACCGTGACCGTCGTTTCCATTGCCGGATCGTCAAGCAGCCGGTTAAGCCGCGCTTCGGCAAGCTGGATGAACGTCGATGCCCGCGATGCGAGATCGTTCCGGTCAAGGTAGTCCTCAACCGCATTGACGAGATCGGTATAAGTGGTGATCGTCATTGGACCGTATGCACCGTCTTGGTGTTCTCATAGGCCAGGCGCTTGTGTTCCCGAATGAACATGCGCATCTGATCGTCATACTCGTTGGTATAGAGCATCTTTTCCCAAGGGATTCCCCGCTGGGCGCACCAGTCAATCGCAGTCGCAACCGGGATTTCACCAATCGGCTTGCCCAGCCCGTCAACGGTCATGTTGCCGTGCAGATTGGACGCGGCGACCATATCAACCACGTTCTGCACGTCCTGCGAACGCTCGTAAGTCACCTGATCGTCGGTATCGTCGTACCAAGTGCGAACACGAATATCGTTTTCCCACGTTTCCGAGACAAGGTGTCTGCCCATCGCATACCCCCATAGAAAAAGGGCGGGAACCGAAGCCCCCGCCCTCGTTTCAGTTTGTTCCCAAGCCTTAGCTAAGGTCGGCCACAATCGCGTTGCCAGCTTCCTGGAGCGCCTCAAGGGTGTATTCCGACACCAGGACGCCCTTTTCACTGTCACCGGTCTTGGCAACATCTGACGTGATGAACTTGCGGCCAGTCAGATAGCTGACGTTCCACAGGTCCGGGTCCAGCAGGAAGATTTCGCGGTCGGTCCCGCTCTGGCCATTGCGAACAAAGCGATTGGTCACGATCTTGACCAGGCCGAAGTCGCCTTCAAACGCCTGAATCGTGGCCGTCATCTTCTTGTCCTCAACGGCATAGAACTTGGTTGCCGCGCCGCCCATCAGGGTGGTCAGGTTCCCGCGCTGCTTCGGCCCGCACATTAGGAAGGTCGGCTTGCCGCCCTGCGTCCATGCGTTCTGCTGCTGCGTGGTGATCATCGCCAAGGTAAGGGCGCGCTGCGTACCATCGGTTGCCGCCGCCGAAATCGTACCGTCCGCACCAGACGCGCCGCGATCCTTGTTTGTGGCGAACCAACCACACAGCGGACGAAGCTGCGGGGCGGTGGTGCTGTTGCCGGTAACGGGGGCCTGATTCGAGCAAAGAACGAATTCCTTGTCGCGCTTCAACTCATCCCGCTTGAGGCCCATCTGATAGACGATTTCACGGTTGCGCCCAGCCTTGTTCACGGCATCCTGCGTACCCGAAACAATCGCGGTCTTGCGCGAAATCTGCGTGCGATTGTTCAGCTTCACGGTCGGGGTGGTAGCATCGAAGGTGTATTCATCACCCTGAAGCTGCGCGTTACCCGCCGCTGCGGCAAGCGCCTGGGTCAGCCATTCATGCAGCGTAGCATGGGCCGTGGTTTCACCGCACATGGTGGTGAAAGGAACATCGGTCGGGGCAATGTTGGTGATCTTGTCAAGCAAGTCTTCACGGTTGCCGACCGCCGAAAAGGTCAGAAGGGTGTTGGTCAGAATAGTCATTGGGTTATTCCTGTGAAAGCAGTTGGTTCACGATCCAGTCACCCCTCACGTCGCGATCTGCGCGCGAAGGGAACCGGGACTGTTGCGAGCGCGCCCCACGGCCATCCGAAGTCAGCGACTTGATCGCCGATTTCGGAACAACCTTCTTTTCAGGAAGCGACTTTTGGGCAGCCACATGGGCATCCCAGCGCCGGGCCTTGTCTGCCAGTTTCAAAACACGGGCATCAAGGGTGTCGGCAATCTCATCATTGTTGAACCCTTCTCCGCGCAGGAAATCGACCGCCTCTGTGGCAAATGACTGGAATTTAGCTTCATCGGCCAGTTCCGGGATTGCCTTGATGATCTCATTCGCTGCGCTATCGAACCGCTCGGCACGTTCGCTCATGACCCGTTGTTCAAGGGCCTGCTGTGCCTGCGTCCGGTTGGCTTCAACCTGCTGTTTCATCTGCTGGATAGCATTCAGCCGCGTTTGAACGGCATCCTGGGCCTGCACATATGCAGCGGGATCGGTAGCCTTGAGGGCTTCCCAATTGATCTGCCGGGCCTCCATGAGAACCGGGTCATATTGGGCAAAGATGTTCGTCGCTTCTTCAAGCTGGTTCGCGTATTGGCTGCGAACTTCGGCGTCCAGATTAGCCCGCTGGGCTTCAATGGCACGTCGTTCCTCAGCCACCGCAGTTGTCTTGGCTTTGTAGTCCTCGGTCCGGCTGTAGCCCTTGAGCAATTCCGACAAGGGAACTTCGCGTTCCTCGCCGTTCACCTTTACGGTGTAGATTTGCTCGTCGGGGTTTCCGTCCTCGTCCCCAGCGTCATCATCTGCGGGATCGGTCGCATCGTCCTCGGTTCCGGGTTCCTTATCGGAGTCGCCTTCGCCATCAGCCTCATTGACCATTTGATCGGTGATTTCATCCAGCGCATCACCGGGCGCTTCACCCCCTGCCTCAAACTCGTCCAGAATGGAGTCGAACGACGCAGGCGCGTCAACGGGTCCCGTTTCCGGGGTCGCCGTGTCAGTCATCAGGTTTTCCTTGGGTTATGCCCCGTAGGGCGGGATTCAGCGCGACCGGACGATCCGGTTCGCTTCAATCAGTCCGTTGTCCACAATGCCCTTGAGCGCGTTGCGGACCCGTTCAGACGCCTTCAATGCGTGATAGGCAATCTCACGGCTTGCTGCGTCATCCATCTTGGTTGTGCGCCATGCGTTGAATGCCGCAGCCTCAATCTGGTCCAGCACTTCGGTAAGCAAGGGATCGTCCAGCAACCGCTTTGCAGCCGCAGCCTTGACCCGTGAATCACTCATACTGTCATCGCCTGTAGCTGGCCGTCGCTAAGCCGGGACGAGTACCAGGACACGCGCCGGATATGGCCGTTGAAGGTTTTAGTCCCGCTCCCGTTATCGCCAATCGCAAAGGTGGTGAAAGCCATCGAACCCGTATAGGTTCCGGTCACTACTGCCGCGCCATTCGCACTCACCGCAACAGCCGTTCCCGACCATGCAACCGCCGCTTTCCAGAAGGTCGCTGCAACAGCATTCTGGCCCGATGCGATTGATCCGTTCGCCCAAGCATTGATTGCGCCAGCAGACTCGCGATAAATCCCCATGCGGTTCCCGACATCAAGCCAGAACCCCGCCACCGTCTTGGGTAGACCAAAGATCGTTGGCTGTTCGGCCTCTACAATCAGAGTCCCCGCCGCGCTGGTGTAGAGCGACGAGAAATTCACCCCACTGATAGCCAATGTGTCGGCAGTGCGCGTTACCGCCGTGCCAGCAGTCGGGATAAAGCTGGTCGCAAACGATCCGTCCTCAATCTGCGCATACTGGACGTTGCCGGTTACAGTGCAAGTGAGGGTTCCCGCTGCCGGAGTGAAAGTCGAAACAACCCGGTTCGGATAGGCCCCGGTCCCGTTGATCGTCGCCGTTGCCGCGCCAGAGAGCGTAATCGTGCCGGTGCCATAAAACGAGATCGTGTAGGGCTGCGCCGTGACCGTGACGCCCTGCGTAGCAAGGCTGGTGCCGTTAATCAGGCTATTCAAAAACAGGTTGGTCCGGCTTTCCTCCACCAAGAGGCCAAGCGCAGTCCCAATGGCCGTAGGGCTGTAATCGAATCGTGGGCAGGTAGCGGCAACGATTGTGCCGGTTTCGTCCGTCCTGGTTGCACCAGCCCCGCCACTGGCCGTAATCCGGCTGTCCAGTGTCGCCCCGGTGAAATCCAGGCCAAGCACAAGGCCGTAGCGATTGCGCGGGCCAAGGCTTACCCCTGCATCAAGCCGCGCGATCCTCATTGCATCACCCCCGGCATAACAGGCTGGTGAAGCTTCCCGGCAAGGTCATATTCACCCTTGATCCGGGCAACCTGTGCCGCCCCGTCTGCCTTGATCTGTTCCTTCTGCAATTCGATCTGCGACGGATCGGGCTGCTGTTGCTGCTGCGGCATTGCCTGCTGTTCCGAAGGCTCGCTGTAGTAGCTTTCAACGCCCTTGAGGCCCATTGCCTCCACAAGCCGCTTAAGCTTGCTGTAGATGTTGTCTGCGGTCAGGAACGGCCCTTGAATGCCGCCGCCCTGCAACTGGATCAAGCGTTCATCAATCTGCATCAACTGCATCATGTGCCCGACCAGCTGGTCCTTGTTGTTCGTACCCAGCCCGACCGAAACAGACATATCGTAGTTGTCTTTCCAGTCGGTCGGATCAACCTCGGTCCACTGGCCGCGCAAGCGAATGACATCATCCTTGCCGCCGTGCAGGCTGACAAGCTTAAGCAGGCGCTGGAAAATGTCCTTCATGAACTCGGCAAACTGGCGGGCGATCAATTCCTGCCGCTGCTGCGAGGCCGAAGCGATGATGTTCATGCCCGTCGCCGTCTTGTTCAGCGAATTGGCATCCATGCCCTGATTATAGCGCGTTACCCCCGTGCGGGCCTCACGAACCCCGTCCAGATATTCCACCATCGGGAAGGCACTGTTAGCCACAAACGGAACGGTCAGGTCCGTAATCGAACCCTGCTGCTTGACCCGGACAATCCCGCCGACCTGCGGGTTCAACAGGTCATCAATGTTGACATTGCCGTCAACAACTTCGCGCTGCGGACGGTTCACCAGATAGAGGTTGTTCAGTTGCTCCCGCTGCAATGCGGTCTTTTGCATCTGAATATCGCGGGTCAGGTCATGAATACCCATCCCCACCAGTTTGTGAGGCACAGGAATAGGCGTCCATGCGCTATAGGGGTGGCCGTCCGCTTCCTCATCAAGTAGAACCACGGCCTGCGCACCGCCGACCAGCACCTTACGCCATACCAACGAGCCTTCGCCGCTGTAGTCGCACTTGATGTAGCATTCATCAACCCAAACCGGGCGGGCCATATCATCATCAGCCCACTGGCCTTCGCCACCTTCATTCTGAAAGCGCAAAACCAGTTCGTCCGAATGATCCGGTTCGCCCGACCGCAGCGAAATCGCCTTGGCCCGGTCAACGCCCATCTCGATCAGTTCGCCAAGCTGGATTTGCTTGCGATGCCCCAGGAACGTTGCTTGGCAAAGCGAGGCAAGGCGTTCCTCAAACAGAAACTCGTCCGGCGAAATTACGTGGACCTTGTATCGTTTGACCTTCTTTGCGGCCACAGTGACCGTGAATGCCCCGCTGTCATCATCGCGGACAATCGGGCCGACCAGTTCGCGGCCCATCTGCAAAACCGCTTGAAGCTGGCCCTCGTCCAGTTCGTCATAGGTTTCGGTTTCGCCGTCCTCCTCTTCCTCCATGACGGTCTTGGCGACCCCCAGGCGGTAGAGCAGGCCGTCCTTCATCGCATCATAGACAACCCGGAATGCGTTGTTGTGCGACGTGAACACGTAATTGATGTAATCGGTAGCCTGCTTGGCCCCTTCCTCATCTTCCGGCCCGGTAGGCTGGAAAACAACGACCTCATCCCCCGCCACGAAGGGACGCACCAGCGGCGGGAGCATCGCTTCAACCGCCTCCATCGTGTCACGGCTGACAACGGTTGAGAGGCCGTCCCCGCTATCCCCGTAGAGCGCAAGATTGTCGCCGCGATAGAATTGCAGCGCCTCTTTGCGATCCTTGGAAAGCGTGTCATCCCGAAACTTGACGCAGTTGTCCCGACGCCGGACGACAAGCGACCTGAAAGCGTCGGGGGTCATCTTGGGCATTAGGCCGGGCCTACACCGCGAATGACTGCGCCGGGCCGCATTTTCTGCACCTTGGCCACAGCATCATCACCGCCGTCCGCTTCGATCTTCACAACCTCAATCTGGCCATCATCCAGATAGCAGGTGACAGCATACAGCGGCCCGCTCGGAGCCCGATCATTTTTCGCCATTGCTTTCTCCTTAAACTACTCGCGTCTTGCGGTTGATCGGCTTGGACCAGCTGTCGCTAGGTTCTTCATAGGCGACACACATAAGCCCGAAGGCATCGGCACCGTGGCTCGACCAGTCATGTTCAGGGCCAAGGCCGATGTTGCGGTTCTCGTCCTTCTTTTCGTGATACCAACCAAGGGCATCCAACCCGCCTGCGCACTTGGCCTTGTCGAACCAAATGCGTGGAAACAGCCTGCGAGCCGCCTCCACCCGCTTCATTGCCGCGCCTTTGCCTTGGTTTTCGACTGTCTGGACCTCGAACCCTACGCCCCTGATATGGTCCTCAAAGCGAACTGCCGACACAGCATCAACCTTCGCGCCGTCATGCGGGAGGACGCACAGCGCAGTACCGTATCCTTTCGAGCGCAGCCATTCGAGATGAGTTCCAAGCGGTTGGCCAACCGCCTCGTAGTAATCCAGAACACGAATGGTCTGCCCGACCATTTGAGCGATCCAGATGCTCGTTGCATCCCTGACCCCGATATCCCAATATGCCTTGATCGGAAGAAGGGGGTCTTTGGCCAGATCGGTTATCCGGCCTTCCTGCTTCGCGGTCGCAATGTCCCGCGCGAAGTAGGCCCCATCTGCAACGCTGATATAGCCGCCCTCCCAAATATGGTCATACTGTTCGGGCTGCATCCTCATGCAGTCCTGCCGTTCCTGCTCCAGTTCGGGGGTGAACCACGGGTTATCCCGCCAATTAGCTTCAACTACCACAGCGCCAGTGGGTAATTCCGACCCGGAAAATATCTCATCGACCGCATCGGTCTTTTTGTTGCGGTTGTAACTCCACCACATTTGCGATCCAGGCGCGCGCATAGTCGGGCGCAGCAGGTTGATAGACTTGCGCGTTGCGGTGTGAGCCTCCTCCCACCATGCGCGTTTGAAGCCCTCAAGCGACTTGATGCTGTCAGCCGTGTAGTTGTTCATGCCCTTGAAAATAATCAGGCCATCGCCCGGCGTTTGAATGCAATCCTCAAAAACCTTGAACCCGTCAGGCTCGCCAAGCCCATGTTCGATCAACTTGTTCTCGATCAAACGTTTTGCTGATTGGGCGAGGTCTTTCTGGACTTCACGCAAGCAGGCAGACAGTAGCCCAGCCCCACCATTCTCGCCCGGCTCAGTAAGGCAGTCCTCTACAATCAGACCGCCGAAAAAATGCGACTTGCCGGAACCGCGCCCACCCCTTGCCACCTTGTCGCGTGCAGGCTGCAAAAGCGGGGCGAAAACCCTAGCTGTCGGGATTTGCAGGATCGACAATGACCCGCTCCACCCGGTCAACGGTCATATTGCCGGAAACACTTACCGCCTTGCTGTCCGTCCAATCTTGGCGGCGGCGGTTAAGTAACCACTTGTAGGCCGCAGTTGGATCGCCGGGGATATACTGCTTGAGGCGCATTGCCTCGTAACTTCCATCATCCCGCTTTACCAGCTTCTCAATTTCAACATGCTCGCCAGTGGCGCGACGATAAAGGCTATCAGCCACCTCGGCGTCAGCTTTGATCTTCCCCGCACGAATGGCCTCTAAAAATGCGGGGTGTTCTCTTTGCCAATTGTAGATTGTGGCAGGGCATACCTCAAAGAAGTCCGCCAGTTCCTCATCTGTTGAACCAAGGAGGCAAAGCTTACGGGCTTGGTCCGCAAAGGCTGGATCATACTTGGATGGACGACCTGCCTCGCGCTCAAGCGGATTGGTCAGCACAAGGTCTTGCGCCATACGATACCTCACTCCCAGGTGCCTTGCGGCGTCGCCGGTTGGTTTGGTTGAAACTATCCCGACCACGCGCACACGGCCTCAATGCGCCTTCATGTCGCGCGGGTGGTGTCTGAGCCGGGGGTGGTCGGGTGCTAACCCCGTAGGGCTAGGACGAAAACGAGAAACGCCCCACATCGCAAGATGCAGGGCGCACAAATCCATTTCATCTACGCGGGTAGCTTATTTTAAAAATCGCGTCAAGGCCTGTATCGCTCCGGCAGTTCCCCATAGTCCAGCATTTCAAGCAGGATCGACGCAGGGCCGCTTACAGGCACATCGCCACGCTCCCAGCGCCGCACGGTCCGTTCGTCGGTTATCCGCAGCAAACAGGCAAGGCCGGACTGTGATAGCCCGGCCCGTTTACGGATCGCTTGAATTTCGGAAGGGGTCATTAGTCCTGAACCCCAAGCGCTTCGTAAAGTTCGATGGCAAGACATTCATACTGACAGGGACCAATAACCATGTTGAAAGCCTGGTGCAAGGTCATGCCGTCATTGACCATGTAGGCCAGGATGCGGGCGGAAATCGTTGCGTTGATTGTGGTGCAGGTCATTTCCCTAATCATCTATTAGATCGTCTGCGACTGAACGGCAATGGCG